CTAATTAGGATAATAGTGGAGTGCCATAGAGTATATTTCCTCGTCGGCAAACCCGTTGCAACCGCTCTGCCGTACTTGGTTGATGATGAAAGTGCAGCAATCGTCAATGTTCTTTTTCGGGTTGGCGTATCGGGGTGCGAAAAGTTCGTCCTCCCGTGCCCGTGCGTCGAGATAGTTCTGTATCGTCAGTTTGAAATAATCTGTTCCTTGTGCCATGATTTTTTGGTATTGTGGGGCGGCGAGCCACCCCGTGTTCAACATTTATTCGTCCTTTCCGAGAAGCCGTCGCACCTCGTCCTCTTTGGTCTTTTGGAAAATCCATCCCGCTTTCTTCTGCCCGTCATGCGTCAGCCGTGCGTTGAAGCGTCCCCCGAGTGCGTGAAGGGCGTCCTTGACGGGCTTGGTGTCCCCGAATACGGCTATCGCCTTCTCGGAATAGTCCACGATGATAAACCCGCCTTGCACGCTCGTTTCAGTGCGTTCCGCCCGTTTTTCGTCTTTCGGCTCGGGCAGACATATATTCTCCTCGTTTCCTGCGATATATGCCAGCCTGTCGATGTACCCTTCACGGGTGTAGTGGGTCAGTTTGCAGACACTCCACCCGTATTTCGGACTTTTGCCGAGCGTGAAAACGGGATAGCGGTGTTCGTTCTTGGGGTCGTATTCGGAGAGGTGCGCCGTTTGCGGGAAATTGGCCGCCGCCTTTCTCAACTCCCCGAAGCCGTTGCGGGAGGTGGCCGAAAAGCCGAGAATGACGGTACGCACGCTTCGGGTGGTCGAACACTCGTAAGAGGGGTCAGTGTATTCCGTTTCGTTGAGTTCGGCGATGATTACGCCCTGCACCCCTTCGGGCATGATGCGGCGTAACCTCTGCGCTCCTATTTCCGCTATGCGGTCATGCTCGGCTTTCTCTTTGGCGGCGGCGATGGCCTGCGCCGTGGCTTGCTCTTCCGCCTGCCTCACGAGCAAAGCCACCTCGAAAGCGTCCATGAACTCGGGGTTCACGTCGTCGTAGTACCTGCCGATACCGAATGTTTGCGAGAGGGGTCGCAAAATGTCCGTTTGGCTGATTTCCTTTGTTTCGGTATCGACCATGTGGTACACGTAGCCACGGGCGGTGTGTTCCACCTTGTAAACGACGTAACGCTTTCTGCTCGCACCCGCACCGATACCGATGATTACCTGGTTTTCCTTGACTACCTGCACCTGCGTGTCCGTGGTAGTCGCTCCGAATAATGAAATGTACTTTGTCATACCTGTAAAAATTTAGAAGATGTGAGTGAATAGGAAATAGAAAAAGCCGGTTAGAGCCACGAGAGAAACAAGGCAGGAGAAAATGCCCCGCAGGATGTCATAACAGAACGTGAAGCCCAAAACGACCCAAATAAAGTCGATACCCCACACGTGGAAGCCCAAAGCCACCGCCCCGACCTTTACCGCCAACCCGACCTTTGCCTTTATGCCAAGTGGAAGGTTGGAGGATTTCTGTTTCCATTTATTTTTCTCTTCGTTTCTCATAACCTTTGACTTTTTTTTTATGCCGTAGCGGAGCCGGTATGGATGGAATCTGTTTCGGTAGCATCAAAAGGTGTCGGGGATAGCTGCTGCAAGATTTTGTCGGAAAATACGCTCGCCCGCAGGGAAAGAGGAAGATTTTGCGGCAAACCGCCCCGCGGCCCGATCTTGCAGCAGCGTGAGCCCCGTAACTACCTTTGCTACTGACAACAGATTTCCATACCGCGCTCCGCGGCATGAAAAAAAAGAGAGGAAAAGGTTATGGGAGAGAAACGGGGAGAAAACGATATGCCGTGAACGCTCGCGAAAGTCGGTTCACGGCTCACCCTGCATGGAATGATAAATCGCCCGCGAACATTTCCTTTCACGGGCGATTGGCGTATCGGAACGTGCCGATCCCGTATCGGCGGAGGATCGTTTCCGCCGGACGTGGCGCCACTCGCTGCCACTTTTAAGACGGATACGTCCATATACCACTGGCTGATAACAAGATACTGTTCATTTGTGTACTTTTGGGCATCCGGGAAACAAAAAATGAAACAGAACATGGAAATAATAAGTATGGACGTGAAGGCTTTCGACGCGCTGGCAGGGCACGTGGAAGCCATTGAAAGAAAAGCCGAGGCGTTATGCCGCAGGCAAGAGGACGTGAGTTTGAAAAAATGGCTGGACAACCAGGATGTCTGTGACGTGCTGGGTATATCGAAACGTACCCTGCAAACCTACCGGGAGAAAGGGTTGCTGCCTTTCAGCCGCATCCGTCACAAAATCTTCTACAAACCGGAAGATGTCGGGAAACTGCTGCAATCGTCGCACTATCCTAATACCGCCGCGTTATGAGCCATTATTTCATCGACAAGCACGATCCGCGTGTGGCGGATCTCTTCCGGCGCTTGGAAAAGGCCGGCAAGGCACTGGATAAACTGGAATCCTCCGGAGGCCGGACACTCAAGGGAGAGCGGTTCGTCACCGACGAGGAATTGTCCCGGCTGCTGAAAATCAGCAGGCGTACATTGCAGGAATACCGCACGGCGCGGATCATTCCCTATTATTTGATTCAGGGCAAGGTACTATACATGGAATCCGAGATACAGAAATTCCTGGAAGATTCCCGGAAGAAATGTATCGGGGGACAGGAATGGGTATAAAAGAAGAACGGCCAAAACGTTGGCCGTTCTTCTTTTTCAGTTCAATATCGTGTTCATGCCGGGGAGCTGCCAGACGACAGCGGTCGTCGTGGCCCTTCGGACAAGCCACCGTCGGAAGGCTTCGGCATTCCCGGATTTTAAGCGGAAAGCCAGCGCGGCGATCATTTCGAGCGAATACAGCTCGACAATACCGCCGTCACGGTTGCGCTCCCGGCGGTAAACCCTCTCCTCACAGAGTATGCCGCTTTTGAGTATGGAGCGGATGTTGCTCCCCACGGCAGGAACGAAGACTCCGAACAGGTCGGCAATCTGGTGGCGCGTGAGCCATACACGGTTCTCCGGCGCGTGGATTTCCACCCGCCCGTTTTCAATGCTGATAGGTTCTCTTGTCGTCATAGTCATACAAATTTATCAATTTTTGTTATACTGTTCAACCGTTTACCGTTATAATATCTGCCGTTTCCGGTTCGTCCTCCTCGTAGAGATTTATTTTCCGGCCTTTGGTCTGTTCTTTCAGCCGTTTCATGTCCTCGTCCACCTTGCGGTCGGTCACTTTGGCGTAAATCTGCGTGGTGGAAATGCTCTTGTGTCCCATCATGCGGCTGACAGTTTCGATAGGCACACCCAACGAGAGCGTGATATGTGTCCCGAAATTGTGCCTCGCCTTGTGAAAGGTCATGTCGAAGCCGTATGTCCGTCCCAGTTCTCTGGTGAGCTTGATGAGATACCCCCGGCAATAGAGGTTGAAAATCCTGTCGCTTTTACGCTCGTGGCGGTATTTCTCGATGATCTGCAACGGCACGTTCAGCAGGCGGATGGCCGAGGGCGTTTCGGTCTTCTGGCGCCGGATGTGTATCCAGTACGTTCCGTCGTCCGACTGCGTGATGTCTTTTTCGGACAAGCGTTTCAGGTCGGCGTAGGACAACCCCGTGAAGGTAGCGAAGAGAAACCAGTCCCGCACCCGCTGGAGGTTGGGTTTATCGACGGGAGTTTCCATCAGCTTTTTGAGGTCTTCGAGTTTCAAATGGCGGCTCTTGCGCCGGGGCAGTTCCGGGTGCAGCTTCCCGTAAGGGTCGCGCCGGAGTGTACCCTGACTGACAGCCCGCTTGGTCATTTTCTTCAACCGGTAAAGATGCTCGTGTACTGTCTTGGGTTTCATTTCACGATCTGTACGCAGGAATATTTCAAAATCATCGTAGAACTCCCGGTCAAGGCTCCGCAACGCTACATCCTCCTTTTCCTTCCTTTTTTTCACGAAGGAGGCTAAAATATTATAGGAGTTCTCGTAACTTTCATAGGTTTCTTCCTTGCGATCCACGCCGACACGCTTGCGGAACTCCTCGTTATGCTCGCGGAACAAGGCAAGGAGGGTGAACGGTTTCTGCCCGATTCCTTCCACGGCGTTTTTGACCAGCTCGGCCGTCACGAAACCGAGGCTTTTACGAATATGACGGTAATGCCCGGTGATTTTTTCGGTCAGTTTCTCTATTGCCAGGTTTACCGTTCGGGCGTTCTCGCTTCGTCCGTTCGCCCTTTTGGTTTCCGGATTCCAAAGCGATGGATCGACAAACGCGTTGATATTGATCGGGGCCGACTTGGCGTCGATGCTTACCTTGCATAACAATTTACATGTTCCGTCCTTGCGGACTTTCGTGCGGTTGATGTAGAACAGCAGGGAGAACGTGCTGCGACGTTTTATCTCTTTATTATTCGTTTCCATAATCGTTGTGAATTTGATTGTCAATGATAGATTAAATAGCTACGGAGAAGCGGCCGGCAATCTTTTCCTCTAAAGACCGGGTATCCATGTCGATCTTGTCATCGGTCACTTTGGCGTAAATCTGCGTCGTGGAAATGCGGCTATGCCCCAGCATTTTACTGACGGTTTCAAGCGGGACACCATGCGAAAGCGTGATCTCGGTGGCGTAGGTATGGCGTGCAACGTGAAAGACGAGCTTCCGTTCAATTCCGCAAATGGCGGCAATACGTTTCAGTGTCCGGTTGAGTTCGTTGTTGCTGTACATCGGCAGCAGTTTTCCTTCCGAGGCCATATCCCGGTACTTGTCGAGGATGAGCAACGGTATGTCGAGCAACGGCACTTCATAGTCGATTTTCGTCTTCTTGCGGGCGGTCTTGATCCATACCTCACCGTCCTCGGCCACTTCCAGATCCTCCGTCGTCAGGCGGCACATGTCCCCGTAAGGGATACCCGTGTAGCAGGAGAAGAGGAACAGGTCGCGGATATGGTAGAGTTTCGGGTCGTGCAGGGGTGTGGTCATCAGCCGTTGTAACTCCGCTGCGGTAAGGTATTTCTGTTCCCGCTCGGGATGTTCGGCTTCATAACCCGCGAACGGGTCGGCAGTGATAATCCCTTCCGCGATGGCTTCCCCGACAATCGTGTTCAACCGTGTGACAAGCAACACGATAGTTCCCAGGGCAAAGCGGCGCTCCGTGCGTAGGTAGAGGTCATAGTTGTCGATGAATGAACGGTTCAGGGCCGTGAAAGGAACATCCGACAACTTGTATTTCTCCTGGATGAAAGCAGCCACACAGTTACAAGCATAGCGGTAAGATTGCGCTGTTCCCTTTTCCCGGTTCACGCCGACACGTTTCTCGAAATGTTCGATGAACGTCCGGAAATAACCCAACAGGGTTTCCTGCCCGAAAGCCGTCCCCAACAACAGATTCCTTATTTCTTCAGCCGTTACATTCTCACGGGTGGCTGACAGTTCGTCATAAATGGCAATGGCTGAAGCTCGCAAATCGTCCAGTTGCCGGTTGATTTCCCGCGCGGCGTTACTTTTACCCGTGGCACGTCCGGATGCCCACAGTGCAGCGGGTACGGACATTTTCGCACTAAAAGCCGCTTCTGAAAATTTGCCGACAACAAGTTTCGCCATGACCGGGCAATGTCCCTCGTCATTCATTTCGCTCTTTTTGAGGTAGAACGTAACCGTTACATCCGTCTGTTTCATAACTCTATTTTTTATGTTGCAAAATTACTTGATATAGAGTTATTTACAGTTATGAAAATTATAGCGGAACAAAGAATAAAACCCCGGATGCCGGTAACATAACCTGTATTTCCATGAAAAACGGAAAAAAACGGTTATCTTTACGGGCAAAATATAGGGTTCTTTGCATGGTGAACGGTAAAACCGCAGGTGGTTAAGCGTTATTTTGCCGGATTATCCGGGGCTAAAAAAGGCAACGGATAAGTAGCAAATCTTTCTCTTAACCTTTCATTATCCTGCATTTTAGCGATTTGGAAAGGTATAGAAGAATTTGGCTTAACTCTCCTCAATACCAAACACTTACTTTATTTATCCAAATTTTGCCGTTTTTTTGCGAGTTTATTTATCTTTGTTTCAAGATTCCGTTAACCTTTGACATATGCAGACCGTAATGCCCGGTCGCGGCGACTTTCTCGTTAGAAGGACCAACCTAAGCCGGGGTTGCGGTTTCTACTCTCAGCGTACGGCGGCACGGCTGCAAGAACACCGCCTCATGTTCTCCCTTTCCCGTTTTCCCTGTTTCCACGCTTCGGCAGGCTGTCCGATACCAGCCGGTAAGAACGGGCGATCTGTTCCCGGATGAAACCGTCTCCCAACCGTTCGAGGTAAAGGTCATTCCAATGGGACTTGTTCATGTGGTAGGCCGGCTGCACACCGGGATACCTCTCCCGAAGTTCCAACCCCACCTCCGGCGGCAGCTTCACGGCGACACGAGGTTCGGGAGACTCCAGCCATACGAGCAGGAACCATTTACCCCCGACCCGGAACGAGAGCCAGTTTTCCGCGAACATATCCTCGGTTACATCACCGAGCCCCAGCGCGTAGTATCTCACATCCTCGATGTTCATAATTTCATATCCTCCTGTTTTTACGGCAAAAGTAACGCTTTTACGTTTCTTCCATGCCATCAAATGGCAAAAACTTGAAGCGGGCAAAGATATCGTACCCTTCAGGCTTTCAGGAAACAGGACCGGCCGGTTTATTGAACCTATCTTTTTTTTCTACCTCTGCCGGGATCGTCTTTACAGTTGTTCCTGCCTTCCGCCTCCGCATTGTGGCGCATGCGCAGGATCGACATGAAACATTCCTGCACGCTCTCGGCCGCCTCACGGGTGGCAAAATAGTTCCCGACCGCCAGGCGCTTGCGGTCCCGGGGCTTGTAGGCATCCCGTACCTCGCAGATATTGAACAGTTCGTTCAGGTAATAGTAAACCTGCTCCCGTAACCGACGGTTCACCGCCACTTCCATGCTGCGCAGGTGCCCGTTCCAGACGACCCCCTCGGCGACAAGTGCCCGGTCCAGTTTCATGCGGGCTGTGGAACCGACCGGTTGTACCTGGAAGTCGGCGGCGGTACCGGCCACCTCGTGCATCGAGTACACGGGGCGTTCCCCGGGACGCATCATGCAGTACATGACGATGCGCCCCCTGGCGTCTATCTCCTTGAAAACCCCAAGAACGACCCCCTCACCCAGCGTGCTGAGCTGCACGCGGGCGCCATTTTGCGGAACATAGTCATTCCTTTTCAGCCGGCAATGCCGCATGTCCCACAGCAGATGACGGTCATTCAACAAGCGCTGCAACATTTTTTTTTCTTTTAACGTGGCCGGGCGGCAGTCCTTCAGGTACATCACCACCTCTTCCTCGCACAACTCTCCATCCCCGGTACACCGTACCGTTACGGCCACACAATCATCCACGATATTGCCCGCGACACCGATTTCCGATGTCACGCAGTTTACGATGGTGCCCCCCTTGCGAATCTTGTCGCACAAGGGCACACACGTTGTCCCGGATTCTATCTGTTTTCCTTTCTTTGATTTCATATTAAGTCTCCATCGCGTTAGCCCGTTGGTCACACATCAAAATACATAAACGGGACAATTTTACAAATATACGCATTATTCCGCAAAGAATCGGGTGTGCGGCAAACAAAACGCCGGGTTTTAATATAAATAAGCAAAAACCGAACAAAAAAGTCAGATATAGCCTATTTATAAATACCCTGTATATCGGATATGACGCTAAAAGACAGATTCATGTGTCATCAGCATAATCTGAACTGAAACCACTATCTCCTGACAGCCGGTACTGTACCGCAAAACCATTTATGCAAAAGTTTCCATTCGCCGTGTGATGGAACCGGACAGCAAGTCTGTATATAAATGCCACGGTGAAAACGCCCCTCGAAAACCGAAACCGGAGAAAAGGGATAAAAAGTCTGTATATATCCGAAAACCGTCAGCTGCCTGCATGACACGGGAATAACGTGAAAAACAGCCCTGCAAATACATATATATCCTGCTCCTCGCTTACAGTTTCAACGTTCAAAGGCATTTCAGGGTGCTTTTCAAAAGTCGGACTTGAAAAAACGGCCCTGGCAGAGAAACCGAATCCGCACCGGCAAGGACACCCTCCCCAATCTTTTTAAAATTATTACATCATTGTATATCAGTTGTTTACGTGGTTTATTTTATAGAAAAGTAAACCTAAAAGCATGTTTTTCCTTGTAACTACTTACAAATTGAAAGCAAGAAAAGTTTTTTTGCCTTATTACATAGATTAAAAATGTAATTATATTTATAATACTCTGTATTACAGCCATTTAAGCAAACTTTCATTTTGTTACACACGTTGAATCGGGCTTTTTTTGATTTTTGCAAAGAAAAAATTTTTTTCAAGGAAAATCATATTTTTATATCTAATTGATATTCAGTGATTTATATTCCTTCCTCGCGCGCGTGCGTTCCATGTTTGGAAAAAGGGGATTTTTAAGACGGTCTAAAATTTTTTTTTGCAAAAAGTTTTGGAGATTGAAAAAACGGTTTTATAATGCAGTGTACTCGAAAGCCAAACAGAACGGCAAACAAGTACGGAGAAAAAAGAGAAAAAAAATAGATAACTAAAAAACAGATTTAAGAAACAGACAAACCAACCCGCCGAGAGCGAGAAACAAAAAGCCTTTTTTGTGGGAAACCTATTTTTGAGGCTTGGAAAATCAAAAATCCGCTTGTTCGCTTTGGAGCGATTAAATAGGGTGTTAAATAACCACACCGAGCAAGACTACAAACCAATGTAGCAAGTTGGAACGGTCTAAAAACGTGTTTTTAGTCCGCATACACAAAGCACGCTAAATTTTGGGAGTGCGAGAGTTGTATGGAAAAAGGACGTGTAAGAATAATGCCATAATTGCGCCCTTGTGCGCACGGCGATAAAATACACGGTAGCGGAAAAGCAGTCCGCACGGAGCTTGAGAAAAGAGCATTGCCAATGTCATGCCCATAATTACCAGCCGCCCACCGCCTTACTGTTAGCTGCCGGATTGGGAAAGATCCGGGACGTGCCAGAGAAGCGTCTTGCCGAAATTGGAGTACGCAAGCGCAGAGCCGGGACACGGGTGAACGTGAGTAAGCCGATACACGATATGCTGAAAGTGCGCTCATTTGGATAGCTCTGCTATGGGGTACGTTTTAAGTGCGACAAAGTTACGAAAAAATTTGCCGTGCAGGGTGAAATGCACGGCAATTTTTGGGCACGTGGCAGGAAATGCCACACCTTGCGCTATCGAGCAGGGTTCGGGGTTCGATTCCCCGGGTGCCCGCAATGCGTGATTTTGCGCAGTAATTGTTTAATTCAAATCATTATGGCAACTTCAAAATTGAACAAGGAACAGTATGCAAACCTCAGCGCGTTTGCAGGTGTAATGCTGGTTTACAGCTCGGTAAACCGTGACTGTGAAATAGTGCAAACCGGTCAGCACTTCTTCGGCAAGGACTTCGAACCTGCCGACAAAACGGACGATGAAATCTTCCGTGTGATTAAAAACATGGTCGCAACGATGTGGCACACCATTGCGGAGGAAAAGAAACTGCGGCAGGACGCCGACGGCATCCGCTCGAAATTCCGTGCCACCACTCCGGCGGAAATCATCATCTGCGACAAGTCGCACAACTGTATCAAGCACTACGACCTGACGGACAGCGTGTGGGCACGTATCGGGCTTGTGCCGACAAAGGTAGACCTCGAGAAGTCGAACCGTGACTTTGCCAAGACCATCCATGCGGCGGCAAAGGCTATCCGCAATGCCATGAATTTCGCCCCGAACCTCGCCGGTCTCGAGAAAGCCGAGAAGCCCGCCAAGAAAAACGGCGGCAAGGGTGCGAAAAAGACTAAAGGCGTGGCGACCGCTACCGCCGAAACCGCTGAGACTATGACCACTACCGCCGAAACCGCTGAAACCATAACCGCAACCGAAGCCGTAAAAGAGGCTGCATAACGTGGCGGACAGGGTAAACAACCTGCCGGAAACGGGCAGACACGGGCAGGCATAGTGCCGTTAAACGGTCTTTGCCTGCCTTTTCCGTATCTGCCGACGAGGGGCGTTTATCCGGTATATGCCGGAAAAGCGCCCTTCCCGTTCCGGGCGAAACGGTATTGTAACATGAGAGACGAAGAGAAAATCCCGGCAGAAAATACTGCCGTAGGTGTGCCCGTGCAGGACACGGAGTACACCCCTGACGATCTGAAGGCCGCTCTGGAAGAGTCCGAGCGGTCGTTGCACGAGGCTGTCTTCATTGCCCGTCAAGTGTGGGAAAGGGACAGCGACGCCATCCAATTCGACATCGACGACCTCGTGCAGATAGAATCGGCATTGCAGGAGATTTGCAACATCGCCGCGGGAATCCGCAGCGAGGACGACGAGTAAACGATAACGCGCGTGGGGCTGCCGGAAATGCCGGAAGCCGCATACGCGTTGTCCCATACAGGGCATTGATATACACTGTGCCGGGACTGCACCCCGGAATGCCCTCACTTTTCATAATTCATCTTCGGACTTACTTCCTTGCGCCGTGAGGCGTTGTGCCCACCTTGTACATAACACGGTTAAGCGCGGCTTGGCGTTCGGTGGAACTGCCTGCCGTGCTTCCGCTGTTATCCCGTGCGGGGAAGCGGAGACGGTATGTGCCAATAATATGCAAAACAATATGATAGAGGTATTTAATGCAAGACGCACCCACAGTTACGGGTGCTTTGCCAGTTTCAAGGCTGCCACGGACACGCTTGACAGCCTTGCCGCGACGGGACAACTCGGAGAGATGCCCGTCGTCAGCGTGTCGGCGTATCGTAACGGCGTGTTGCAGCGGGAGTACAAGGCCGTGTCCGCCGGCGGGAAATGGCGTGTGCCGAAAGCCCGGAAAAAGCGGATACCGGAGCCTGCCCGTGGGAGACGCCGCAGGAAATGGTGCAAGGAGTACGCCTCGGCGGAACTGATGTTCCGGGAGGGATTTCCCGACCACCTGAACCGCAGTTACCCGTTGTCGGCGGACAGCCTGCGGCGGTGCAACCGGAAATGCAGCATCTATATGCAATAAACGATAAAAACGAAAAGAAAATGAAAACATTAGCAGACGTGAAAAGAAAGATGACGCTTGGCTCGAAGTGGCAGTGCGTCCGGTTGTTCGAGGGAGGACAAGACCTCGGCGTGCGTGAAATCGGCAAGGTGCAGAAGAATGCCGTGGCATTCCTTAAAGCCGACGGGAAACTCTCGTGGCTGTGGTGGCCCAAGGCAAAAGATGTGCAGGTGGAGGGAAACTCCTTCACCGTACTCCAGAACGGGGTGCCGAAACTCAAGTACACCCTCGTGGAGTAAGTGGAAAGGAAAATTCATGCAAAATAATACGAACTAATATCAACTATGGGGGCGGAATGCCCCTATGCTTTTATAAACAGGGAGAAGGAAATATGGCGAAAATAACGAAGAAACAGGTGGATGCCATCGATGCCGCGTGCCGGAACGGCTTCAGTTTCGACCGGTACAATTTCGGGGTATTGGGTGAGAAGTGCCTCTCGAAGACAATCACACTCGTGGAGGGGTGCAAGGCGGTAAAACTCCGGCTCAGTTGGCGGGATGAGGTTGTGAAACACGAGAACCAATATGGCTGTACTGTGCCGACCTACACCGGCAACGTGGTGCCGCAGCTGCACTGCTCGGTATGGGACAAGGCTCCCGGAGAAAGTTGTTGGCACAGTTACGGACTGGGGAAATTCCGCGTGTTCAGGGACAAGGCTTTTCCGAAACGAATGATGAACCGGCTGTGCGAGGTAACGGAACTGGTAACGGACGAACTGGTGTGTGAAATGTTGCCGGAGCGTGAACGTGAGGAATTTCGACAGAAAATAGGACAAACGATTAAATAATAGTAAGAACATGAGCCATTTTACGGTAATGGTCATCGGGGATGACCCTGAAGGGCAATTAGCCCCGTTCGACGAGAACGAACAAGTGGAAGAATATTGCACCTGTGAGGTGTCGGAGGATGACAAACAACAGATGCTGGATTACTACAAAAAAGAACGTAAATTACGTTTCCGCAATTTCGAGAACTGCTATAAGCGTTACGGCAAGGACTGGAACGGTAACAGATGGCGCAAGAACGAAGACGGCATCTGGTGTGAATATTCAACCTACAATCCGGATTCCAAATGGGACTGGTACGTGCTGGGCGGTCGTTGGAGCGGTGCCTATATCCGCCTGAAAGAGGGTGCGACAAGCGGTATCAAGGGAGAGCCGGGTGTATTCGAGAACGAGACGGGCTGGGACGCAGCCTTGAAAGGAGATATCGACTTCGAGGCGATACGCCGGGAAGGTGAAGAGCGGGGACGCAAATGTTACAGGGATATTGCCGCGAAATGTGGCGGTACGATTCCCCGTCCCTTAATTTTCTGGGACACACTGTTGCATGGCGATAAATATGCCGGACTTACCATCAAGGAGAAGCGCGCAATATATCATGCGCAGGAAGCTATCAAGATTTGGGACGCTGCAGGGTATGATGTTCCCTTCATTGGCCCTAAAATAGAGGACTTCCAATGCACCGAGGACGAGTATGCCAAGCGTCGTGCCATTAGCGCGTTCGTGCCTTACGCAGTGGTATGCGACTACAAATGGTACGGACGAGGAGAAATGGGTTGGTGGGGTCTCTCGACCAATGAATGTCCCGAAGACGAATGGAACGACAAGGTGTGGAAGATGGTCAATGCCCTGTCCGATGACACGCTGATATCTTTTTATGATTGCCATATCTAACCGAATATCAAAAAAGGAAATATGAATAATACAGAAGAAGACAAACTCTTTGAGGGTATAAACGCCCAGATAGTGGCCTATGGCTACGCTGTCGTTGTATGCTGTCCGGAACAGGACGTGGACGTCCCTTCAGTGGATAATCCGTTCCATCTGGTTTATCCCTGCAACGCCCGTTCCAGTCTGAAAGTGAAAATTGAGAGGGCCGGGTTCCATACCAGCGATGCCCGTCACGCACGTCGCGAATACTGTTTCGGCTTGCGGGTAACCATGTATTGATACCGTTATGGGAAAGGAATATAAAATCAATGAAGTAAAAGGTGTCATCATCAGCCGCTCCCTGCTCAAGGAATACGGGTATGACGGCGACCTGCCTACCGATGAACAGTTACAGACTATCGCCAACGAACTGCTCGACTACCGGAGTGTAAGCAAAGGTTATGAGGATGCCCTTGCCGGTACGATGTCAAACATGTTCGGTATCGAACCCAAAGAACAGCCTATGGAAACGAAAGAACTTACCACCCACCAGCGCGGTGTCATCCTGCGCGGCATCTGCGGCGGCGCCGCGTTGAGAGACAAGTCTCCGAGGATTTCGGAGAACAACACCGTCATCACCACCCCGGCCGCCCTTAGCGGCTGGGACATCTGCTGCATATCGAGCGACGCCGGAGCATTCGGGCTGAGAGCGCAGTTCGGTTATGACGGGCAAACAAAAATAACATTCACCCGGCAGGAGAAAACGATATGAGGACTTATTACTATCTGGACTACCTGTACCGCGAAATCTTCCTCGAAGAGGAGGACATACAGGCGGTGCCCGAAAGCGGGCGGGCGGACGAGGCCTGTGCCGCCATAGCGGAAAAGACATACGTCGCGGAGCAGTTCCGGGCGGATTCCTTCCGGACGCTCAAGGAGGCCGTAAGCCGCCTGTGCGACACCCCCGACATCCGCAGCCGCCATGACGCGCTCATGTATATCGTGTGGATGGCGGCATCGGACATCAAAGAGAGACGCGGCATGCGGCATGGCGAGGCTGAAATCAAGATAACCCGCGACGACGGGTTCGTGTGGCTGCTTGTACCGGCTGACAAAGCCTTCGCTCTGTGGGAAGCCGGCGTGTTTCCCCTTTACCGGCTGTACGCGGACGACTCGGAGTCCCTTATCGAAAGTGACGAGGACATGCGGGCAGCCCTCGAAGACGGTTGCCGCATAGGCATCGAGGTTGGCTTTATCTCCACGATGGGATATGCCGCCCGGATGGCCGAATAAGAGACAGAACCAAACATTCAAATCAGAAAAATATGGAAACGATGACTTTAACACGAGAGAACGCCCACCGTGTGACGATGGTGCGGCGCAAGGATGCCCCGGGAAGCGAGCCGGTGGCATTTCATTTCAGAGGGAAAAGATACGGGTACTGCAACTATGCCCACCTGGTCGGCGAGCCGGACAAAGAAGAAATCCTCGCTCCCGCGAGCTTCAAGGACTGGGAGGTGGCGGAAGTGGCGTACCCGGGGTATCTGGAAGAATACTTCCGCCTGGCGTGCGACTCCTACAATCGCACTTCTTTCTCACCCGAAGAACGGGGTGAAACGGACATCGCCTCACACGAGAAAGAGCTGCACGAAGACCTGCAGTCCATGCCGGAGGGACAGCGGGGACGCTACATCGAGAACTACAAGCGGTATTTCTCTGCGATGATTGCCGCTAACAGTCGCTGTGCCAGTGCGATGATTACAGGACCCGCACGCTTCAACACCGGCCGTAACGAAAAGGCGTGCAACAGTTATGAAAAGAACGTTACGGCATTCCGGGAATGGCGTGAACGTGCACTCGAGGCGATACGTAAGGCGGCAGAAGCCGCCAAGCCTGAAGACCAACGCATCGCAGAGGAATGGCGGAAAGTCAAAGCCGATATCGATGACACGGCCACGACCATCCACAACATCGACACGGGTGCGGCACGAGGCTATAGCCGTGTCCTTTTTGTCAGTAACCTTGCCGGACGGCTCGCCACCTATGTCAATCACGGCAACGTGGAGATTATAGACCGTGCCATTGCTCATCTGCGCGAATGGAACGATAAGGTCAAGAAACCCATCGTTACGGCACGTCATTCTATCTTCAAGTATCCGGACCTTGCCCGCAAGGTTCGGGAAAAGCAGATGGAACGGGCCGGCCGTGAAAACCGTGAGGTCCCGTTCGAGGGTGGCAAGGTGGTTTACAACTTCGAGGAAGACCGCCTGCAAATCCTTTTCGACAAAATCCCCGATGCCGGAATGCGTACAACATTGAAACATAATGCGTTCAAGTGGTCTCCCCGCAATCAGGCATGGCAACGCCAACTCACCCGCAATGCGGAATATGCCGCCGGTCAATTGTTGAAGATAACCATTTAATCCGGCAGCCCATGAAATACATCATCGATTCACGCTTTTTCGACGGGAGCTGTCTCACGTCGATGTCGGATGACCTGCACAGCGATTACGGTGGCGAGACACTGGAAGAACTGCGAGAGAGAGAAAAGAATCCGAGTCTGATTGCCGTATCGCCCGGGCGTATGGCACTGCTCGTGAAACGTTATAGCCGGGCACTCAGCCGACCATTCAGGGAAATCACGGAGGAACGTTACTGTGACCTCTTCGAATGCCTGCCACCGGCACGCATGGGGAGAGGGTGGTTCTTTGTCGGAGAACCGTATTACGGCAGCCTGTATCCTTTCTGTTTCCGCTCGGGTGACAGGTTCTTCATGGCGGAGCGCCCATTGCGCCTAACCGATCCGGAAATACAACATCAGATGAAAGGACACATGGAGAAACTTTACCGCCACCCGAAGATTGTCAAAGGAGAGCCTTTCCTGCAGTACATGGCATGGTACAATGCGGATGTAGCTTATATCCCGTACTCGTTCATCCTGGAAGGGAAAAAATTGTTTCTCCGGAACCTTGCCACACGTACAGGGTCGGTCATCGACGACCGTCGGAACCGGGACGAACTGGCCCGACTGCTGCGTAACCTGCGTGCGAACCACTACGAATACTGCACGTTCCATTCGGTAAAGAAAGACATATTCGAGTTTTTCGAGTGGGTTCGAAAGAACCGGTACACGCTGGCAATTCACGGAACGCTTTTCGATTTCGCCCCGGATCATTCCTACGTGGACTTTCACGGTAACGTCTGCGAGTATTCCGCGGCATTCCATTACCGTATCTATTCCCGCCCCCTGTTCGGGGACATCATCAACCAGTTACGTTGTGTGAAACGACATCTTTCATATAAAAAGGAGGTGTAATGATGGATACACTTGACAAACTACGTATCATCGAAAGCGACGCTGTATCCAAAGAAGGTGTGAAGATAGAATCACTCAGCACTTCCCTCAAAGCTACTTACGCCTGCGGTTGTGTACTGGTAGAACATTTCGCATGTGGCAACCCTACCTGTGTACGTAAGGAAGAGAATCCTGAAAAGTATGAACGTCTGCTGGCGAACAGGAAGTATTTCGTGGAACTGTGTAGTATGCATAATCACCAGTGATATGGCAAAAATTATCAAAACGGACGGAACGTGCCTGCCGGTGCATCCCTCCAATGGTACCGACTTCTCTCTCAAAGAGATGCAGGCGATTGTCGGAGGCTACATAGAGCTGGTCGAATTGAACGATACGAACACAATAGTCCTAAACGAGGAGGGCAAGCTGAACGGTTTGCCCCTCAATATCGAGGCGACCAGGGTGTTTCGCTCGTATTACCCCGGCTCAAACGACTTCATCGTCGGCAACGTGCTTATATGTAAAACCGAACAAATATTATAATTATGGACAAAGAAAAATCAATCAAGCTGCAAGACCTCCTGAAACGATACAGGGAGATGCAGGAAAAGAACAACGTAACCGTCATCGAGTTTCGCACTGCTGACGGGCAGAAACACGGTATAAGCAATCCGGAGGCTGTCAAGCTGCTGGTAAATGTGGCTGTCATCGAGTTGGAACGGCAGCACCATCAGGCGTTGTTCGACGATATTCCGGAACATCTGGAGCAGAGCCGGGAATACAAGGCGGCCAAGCAACTGGAATATGCGATGAACGACTTCGGTTTCAAGCCCGAACGCTTCGCCGAAGCCCTTCCTTTCTTCCATAAGACGCTGGAGCAGACTTTCTTCCGAACGGTGAAAGCCTCCATCCTTGCTATGGCAGGACGTGACCCCCGCCGCATTGACGGACGTAACGAGGCTTCTTACGAGATGTGTCAAATGCTGGCTCCCATGCTGGAAGATACCCGGCTTCCCTTTATCTGAACAGCCATGTTCATAGACGAGAAAACACAGCGACGCATCCATGCCGTTCCGGGTATGAGCGTCTCCCACGGCACGATGCGCACGCAAGACCTAATCCCGGCGTTCATGGATATTATCCGTGACACGCCGGAGTACGTGCAGTTGATGAATACCGTTCCCGCCCATGCCATGGAGGACAAGGATACTGAATGGTGGGACAGTGAAGAGGCAATCATGTTGCTGGACGCATTGTTCGACACGCTCGACGCCTATTCCCCGGAGGATTACTATTTCGGTGCCCACCCCGGTGACGGCTCCGATTTCGGATTTTGGAAGATGGACAAGGACAAGTGAATGTTGGAACACATGGTACGGATTACAAAAGACAAATGGCATGGCATCTTCAAAGATGGGATTTGTATCGGACAAATCTATCTTGCCCGTGCCGAAAGCAAAAGACTGAAATACTGGGCGGTCTCCTGCGTGAGTGGAATTGGCTTTAACACTTTCAATGAAGCCCGCAGTTACGCCAAAGATTTTCTTTAATCAAAGAACTATATGAGAAATTGGATACAGCAAAGGCTTTTGCGCCGCAAAAAGACGGACAAAAGCGGAATGACACTCGGAAAGGTGCAGAAAGAGTACCGTGAAAACGACGTGTGCATGGGAGAACTCCTTGATGCTCTCCCTGCCGACGGACTTTCCGTAGAGGAAGCGTTCGAGCTGAGCATCGCCGCCAAAAAGTGGGCGGACGGAGACCGTTTCTACCGGACCGTCGATGACGGAGAGCCGGAGGAACTCGGAGTGTAGAACAATCAAACGATAAAAAAATGAATATATATGATTTTATCAAATTTGGCGGTTATGTCCGGTGGGCCGATGACAGCACGGATACACTCCGCAAGATGAAGGTCTGCCTGCCGGTAAAAGAACCGGTAGGAAATGACACGAGAATAGAACTGATTCCTATGGACGAGGAGTATGCGGAAGAGGTCGCCGTTTCCTATTCCGTCAGGGCGGCCGAACTGGTTCCTTGTCCGGATTCTTTCTATGATGGATACTGGAAAGCCCTGATGACGGCGGAAACCAACGGCGCCGCTGCGGACGTGCTGCTTGCCATGCTCAAAGAGTCAGGGTTTTGCCTGATGGAGTGTGTTCAGCTGATGCTCCGTACCGATGCCTGTAAACTGTTTCCGGTTCTCTGCCGGTTGTTCCCGGAAGCGGAAGAGATGTTTCGGATTGTCACGTGGGAGGACAGGGAATATTTTGCAAGGCGGCTGACGATATTCCGGGGAACGACCGATGAGGAAGAGATACTTGTTTCGCTGACAAGTCTGGGAAACAGGCTTATCGACAACAGGACCGGTGCGCCTGTTTCTGACGATGCGGAAGCGGTGGACGGGGAAATCTATTACTATTTCACGGACGAGGAGATGCTGCTGCCGGAAGAACGGCTCGTCACCATTGCGGAGAATGCGTGAAGGATAAGAGCCGAGAAATACATGGATTTATATACCGGTGAAAACTTTTATCAGACAAGCGATATATATAAAGATTATTCATTTAATTTGCATTCTCATGTATTAATAAAATTGCTATGGAATGTTTGTATCAAGCCGAGGTGGTTGTTTATATAAATTTCACTGATGAAGAATTTGATTTCATAGATAAAGCCATGCGGGAACACCGTGACACGAAAATCTATACCGAACCCGGTTCTTGGTTCTATGGAATGAAAGTGATGCGAAAAATGGACTCCGGCATATCCGAGAGATTCACGCCCGACAAGATACAATATATATTGCGTGCTTTGGAAGAACAACGAGGAAAATTCTCGATGGCATTATTCCATAAATTAAGTGATATTTTCCTTACCATCCGTTCAAAAAAAGAACGGCTTAATTCCGATCTCGATCAAGAGACACCGGACTTCTCGTTGTAACCTGACAACTGTCTGTATCCTGTAAAGTACAACAGGTACCTGTCTGTTTCATGTGACACGTGACACCTTCTTGCACCGGTCCCCCTCGGACACCGGCAAGTCGTTGCCATGCATAATAAAACCCGATTTGGACCGGATTTATCCATTGTCGTGGAACGGTTACCCGTATCACGGAAATTATATCCATGCCCGTGCAGTACGACAGCTGCTCCGGGGGATGTTTTTGAAGAGAATACCCGTGATTTTGACAACGGGCGGGTAGATTTTTGAACAGTTTATTTATGAGACAGGCATTACCCGGCAGTTATAAAAAAATGACTTCGATGCGGCGCCGGTTGTGTCTACAATTCCCGCACGCAGGGAGACGAACAATAAAATAATGTATATGACAGACAAGATATTACAAATGTTCTTCGACATCGACCGGTGGACGAGGGCAATCGAGAAAGGCGTGGGCAAGGATATCCGCAAGGACCAGCTCATCCGCCTCTGCGACGAACGTACCCGGTTGCAAATCGCCGATGCCATGTGCCGGGGGAAGTACGAGATTTCCCCTCCCCACACGGCACTGATACCCAAGGAGAACGGCGAGTTCCGCACGGTCTACGTGAACGAGCCGATGGACCGGGTGATCCTCAGTATTGCCAACGACCTCCTGTTCGACCTGATGCCGGAGATGCTTCACGAATCGTGCAAATCCTACCGGACAGGCATCGGCTGCGGCCGGGTTGTGACCGAAGTCAGCCACAGGATGACAGGTAATCCAAACAACGGGTATTTGGGCTGGAAATCCGACTTGAGCAAGTACTTCGACAGCGTACCGCTCCGGTTCATTGACGAGGCGTTTGACAAGGTGGAGGCCGGACACGGACATTCCGCCCTGATCGACGTGCTCAGAAAATATTACCATAGCGACCTGTACTTTGACGGGGAGAACAACCTTTGTCGGCAATACCAGTCTTTGAAACAAGGATGCCCCGTGGCAAGCTGGCTGGCTGACGTGTTGCTGTACGACCTTGACGAGGAACTGTCCCGGATGAACGGCTACTACGTCCGCTATTCGGATGACATGCTCTTTACCGGAGAAGATCACGGGAAAGCGATGGATGTGCTTCAAAAGCGTCTGGAAGAGAAAACCATGAGGCTCAACCCCAAAAAGATCGAGTTCCTGACTGCGGACCAATGGTTCAAGTTCCTCGGCTTCAGCATCAAGGGCAGCATGATCTCGCTCTCTTCGTCCCGCATCAAGACCTTCCAGCACGAAATCGAGCGGCGAACGATCCGCTGTCGGGATACGACACTTGTCAAAGCCGTAAATGCCGTGAACCGCTACCTTTATAAAGGCGAGTTTAGCTGGGCGACGCAAATACTTCCGGTCTGCAACGTGAAAAAGGACCTTGACGAGCTGAACAGGTTCGTGATGGACTGCCTGCGTGCCGTACAGACGGGCAAGCGCAAGGTCGGGGGACTGGGATACGTCCGGACCCGCCCCGAAGGTTGTATCGTCCGGGGACGGGGACGCCACGTGAAGTCCAACCGTGCCAAGACCGGACATGACATCCTCGGTTACCTGACCATCGGTTGTATGCGTAATGCCCTACTGACAAGCCGGGCTGTCTACAACACGCTGGTGGCCTCGCTGTAAATCATACGCCGGGCACACGGCAGACGGATGAAAGGCAGGACTTCAATGTTACAGGTACCGCATACCAGAACCATCTCGGACTTCCGGCACGCAAGCTACCGTAAGTCCCATATCGTTCTGGTTCATACCTGTAAATATCGGAAAGATAAAGGAATGTGCCGCCTGCCCGGCATCCGTCACGGAGCACACCGGGAAAGTTCGAGGAATAGGTTTGAGCATCCCGCGTGCCAAACGTCTTCTTTCCGAGTCTGAAGGCGGCTGACCGTCGCCTTCGGACTCCGCAGAAGACGCACACGCGGGCAACATCGGAAACATAAAGTTCTGTGCCGCTATTATGAGAACTTTCATTTTTTTTTCAGCACAAGAGCGTGGTTCAAGGAATGACATTCAGCATCCCGTGTCCAATCGGCCTCCGTCGCGGCGGCGTATCCCTAACGTCATACGCCGCCGCCACTTAGGCTTCCGCCACGGGAGACATCAAAGACTTAAAGCAATGTGCCGCCATTATGAGAACCACGCCCCCGGCACGGGGGAACGGTCAAGGTCAGGATTTCAATCGCGCAGCTCTATAACCTGCGGCCAGATCCTCCCGCCGGCTTACCAGCCGGCGGAGCGTCACGGGCCAGCAGCAAGAGCTGCCCGTATCGAACGGGTAAAGTCACGTGCCGGCCTGAACGGGACCGAAAACGGTAGCGCAACCGGACATTGCACGAGGAACCGGATTTAACATACAGTATGCAACTGTGGTCCGTGAGCCGGGCGACCACCCGGTTCAGGACCGGCAGAATCTACTGTATTTATCAAGACAATAAAGCGATGCGTCGGCGGTTCGAGTGCATCAAATGAACAAACATAAGTATGTATGGAAAATATTTATCAGGAAACAGTCCGTGCCGTTGAGAACGGCGCGAGGTTCAAGGTGGATATTCGCCGCAGGAGCCTGAAAATAGACGGCAAGTACGTCATACGGGACGGCAGGTACGACGGCGGGCTGGGTGTGCCGGCCTGCACGGAGGATGAGTTCTTCTTGAACATGGAAAAACTGTACCGCCGCTACAAACACTCCGTGCCCTCCGAGCGTAGCGGGGGCAAGTCCCGGCTGTATTTCAGGGCCTTGCCGGAGAAAGACCTCGATGACGGGGATATGCTCTACGGTGAACGTCGGGACAAGGCGCAGGTAGAGCTGGAACTGTATCTTCTTTGCCGGATACTGGACGGTTTCAGGTGGAACCCCGAGACCATGGGACGCTGGTTCTGGCAGAGCAAGGCGGACAAAGATCTGGTGATACTCCGGGAGTGGGTGGAACCGAACAATAATCAACCAACCATTTAACATTGCTAACATGAAAAGAAAACAATCAGAAAACATCACGTGCCCGGTGTGCGGGACGGAACTTGCAATCACAGGCAAGAAAACCAAGGTCGCGGACAACCCCACCGCTCCGCCCCGGCAGGTAAAACTGCCCGGAACGGCGAAAGAACGCATCGAGGCGCTCCGTGCCGTCGGTGTGGACGTGAGCAACCTCTTTGCCATGCAGGGCGCCAACGGCGGCGAGTGCATTGCCTCCAACAAGAACGGCCGGCTGACCGTGCTGGATGACGACGACCCGATTTTCAGACAGATCACCATCCAGGGCGACGTTCCGAACCGCCGCCTGTTCCGCCGCTGGGTCATGGCGCAGATGTTCCGCATGATGGCCTGCAAGGACTACCGCTACGGTGAGCCTGTGGGCGTGACGGAGATGGTCCACCGTTTGGGTTACGAGTACCAGTGGAAGATGTTGCTGGACGAGCTGCGCGCCCAAATGAAGATGGAGAAGGTCGACCCGGAGAACTTTGCCGACCGCAACCGCTGGTTTAACGCCGGGGTGGTGGTGGCGATGGCCGAGGACTACGTGAAGCGGCTTAAAGAGCGTATCGATTCCCTGAAGACCAAAAAATGTAAAGGCATTCCCTACAAGCGTGTCGGCGGCCGCAACATCTTCGTGGCGGACTTTGAGGCCAAGATTTACCGCCCGCTGCAAACGGCCGTGTACGGCATCCGGAATGCGAAAGATGCCGCCCGGCTGTACACCGCCGCCGGGAAATTCAACGACATGCGCATCAAGATGCCGTACGGTACGCCCCAGTGCAAGGAATGGGTCAACGCCTACAAGGGAGCCGGTGCGTTTTTCACCATGCAGAACCTTATCCGCTTCCACGGCTGCACGGCCGTCAACGATAAAGGGAGACGCCTGGACAAATACCATTCGCTGGCGTTCCTTTCCTCAAAGTCCGAAGCCTACAAGGACGGCGGGGGATGGCGCCTGCTGGCCGTGCTGAAGAAGATGCTCGATGACAACAACATCGACATCGAGAAGAAAATGGCGGAGTGGTGCAAAAAGTAGCCCCTCATTTCCACCCGCTTGGTAGGCGGTATGGTGTGAAGGGCCTAAGAAAATCAGCAATCCCTCCACGAAACGATAGAGGAATACCCCTGTAAAGGCAATCACACCTCTATTCTAATTCGTAACGAAACACCTTTATATTATGAGCAAAAAACAACTACGACGCAGGGCTTACCTGCTGCACCGGTTGCGGGGTCAAGGCATACGTTGCCTGACACGCTGCCGCACCATCTTCTTCCCATACGGGGAAGATCCGAAATCAGTGCCATACATCACTCAACTGATGAGCGAGTTCCATTTCCATGTCCAATTCGAAATCGTGGCCTGATATGAAACCGGGAGACATCGCCACACTGAAAGTCCCTTACAAGGGATACCGCCGCATAGAGCTGGTGGAACGGCTCCGGTACACGTGGCTGGTACGAATCTGCGAGAGCGGAAAAGAGATTGAAGTCTACGAAGACGAGTTTGAAGCGGATTGAACATGGAAAACGAAGAACAGGAAGAACGCGTACCGAATTTTATCGGTTATGCCGTCATCATCCTTACAGCGCACCACTTGGGCTGTGAGGTGGAAATGCTTGCCACGGCACAGGAAGTATGGCGGACAAAACGTCTGCCCGAACAAGTGCTGCTGGGCATGTACGGGAGAGCGGCACGTCAGGCCGTGGCTACAGTTCAGGAGAGAGGTCTGGCAGAACAGGCAGACCGTCTCGGAGAGATATTTTACCGCACGGGAGAATTTCCACTTCCGGACGGTGAGCAGTAACAATAAAAAATAAGAAGTACGGATATGAAAACAAGAACCTTTCAGGAAATCTACGACTTCTGCCGCACGGACGATACCTACCGGACCTACTTCCAAGTTCCGGACGAACTCGATATTACCGACCGCCGGACGAGAAAGTATTATTACGGGAACACCCATGACGGGCGCTGCCGGGCGGGCAGTTTCATTTACTGCCAGTCGATGCGGCAGCTTGAAAGGTTCCTGGGCGGTGCGAGACAGGATTATTATGTACATCTTGACACCCGGACCTGCCGGGAAACGGGCCTGAAGGACGAGATGTTCCTGCACTCGACCGTCTATGTCGTGGTGCACATCCGGGAACACGGCGTACAGCTCGGGATCGAACACCCCCTGCACGAGGGGTGGATATATTTCACGGCCCGTTCCCACCGTCCCTTCACCAAGGAGGGCATCATAGCCGAAGCGAAAGCCTACATCGACAGGCATATCCTGCTGGCACCGGGAAGATACCGTGACCTGCAAATGGAGTACATGATCCCCAAAGCCGAATTTCCCTCATGGTACAAGCGGTACAAAAAAGAACAGCATGACCGGGAGGAGGCCGAACACCGGGACATGGTGGACAGGTACCGGCACAGGAACGACATCACCTACGAGGAAGCCCGTGACATGCTCGCCCTTTCAGGCATCTTTTTCGACCTGAACTGCGACGAGTTCGAACGGGACGAGATAACGGAAGAATTTGTAAGACTTTGTAACAAGACATAATATCCAAGCGAATGAACCTGTATGAACAAATAGACTATAAGGACTACCATATCAACATCTATTACGATGATGATCCCCTTGATCCCCGCAAAGATTTCGACAACCTCGGAACGCTTTATACGGCCCACCGCCGTTACCATCCCGAAAAGGAGTTCGATGACCACTTCGATATCAATGAGGTATTCGACGGGCGTATCGGAAATTTCCGGGCATCCTTCCTGAAACGGTACGTCACGCTGCCGGTATATCTCTACGACCACAGCGGCATCACCGTTTCCACCTCGCCGTTCAGTTGCCCGTGGGATTCCGGCTTTTTCGGCATAATTGCGGTGTCCTTGGACAAAGTGCGCGAAGAATACGGCTGGAAACATGTTACCGCAGAGCGCAGAAAGAAAATCGAGAGCTATCTGGAAGGCGAAATCGAGACACTCGACAACTATTACACGGGTGAGGTGTTCGGCTTTGAGATAACCCCTTCTTCCGATGACAGGGAGGTGCTGGACAGCTGCCGGGGCTTTTTCGGCACGGAATGCCTGAAAGAGATGGAGACCGAATGCCGGCACATCATCGACGGCCTGAACAAGACGGCAGCATAGAACGGAATATAAACTTCATAAATCAGAATAAAATGAAAACATCTTACGGACTTGAATTCAACACGGTAACTGAAATCAACCCCCAATGGAGCAATTATGACAAAACGGTTGCGAAAAACCATCTCGCCAACGTCGGGGTGATTGTCGTGGACGCGGAGTACGGGCAGCCGATAGACAACGAGTGCGACCTCGAAGAAATCTACCCGATGCTCGAAAAAGAGAAGACGGACCATTCTAAAAATGAATGACATGGAAGAAAAACGAGATTATAAGGAAATTAAGGTACGCCTGCACCATATCGACCGCGGAAACTGCACGGAAGTGTGGGAAGTACAGACGGAGGTAGGCAAGCCCGCCCGCTATCTGGGACGAGACGACGGCTTCGGACCGAAGGAGTGGTACACGTTATGCGATGCCCCTTACGGATATTGCGAGAGGGACTGTCACGTAAGGACGGACCTCACCCTTGTCATATGTGACAAGGACTGGAACGAGGTACTGCGTGACGGCACGAACAGGGAACGCTTCCCCGAAAGTTTTCCTTCGCTGGACGAAGCCTGCAACGAAGCGTGGAGCAAGGTCGTGAAAGAACTTCCTCACGTCACACGCGGTGGCTTCAGGGAATGGATTACCAAGCAATCATTCCTCCCGCTGAGTCAAACCGAGGTTCTGAACTGGAGCGATTGCTACTACGAAGAGGAGAAAAGTGAGGTGCTCTCGCGTTTCACGTGGATCGGCGAGGAATACGCCATCTACAGGGTCACCCAAAGACATACAAAGTGTGATGCCCGCTGGTATGAATATTATGCCGGAAAGGCAAAACTTCGTCAACACGAGGGTTACACCCGTTTCTTCGCCTACGAATACCGCGACCGCCATATCAGTGACGTGCTTAGGACACTCGGCAAGCGGTGCGACGACATCAGCAGCGCCGTGGTGGAGACCCGTTACAGCAAGGACGGGCCCACCATGTCCTACTTCATGGACGAGTTCATCGGTTACGACTTGTCCTATGAACAGGTCTGTGACGCCAAGGAATGCAGGTTGCGCAAGGCACGGGAAGACTACAACGGGGCGAACGCCTACTATTACAAGCTGAAAGAGAACGAGAAGAGCATCCGAGGTATCGAGGCGGTGCTGCTTGTCATGAGAGAACAAATCCAAAAAGCGAAAAATAATAAATACTGCTATGGAAACAGGTAAAACAATCAAGCCGGAAAAAAATGCCGAAGCGTCCGAGATGCTCGATTACATTACAAGCCGGTTGAAACTTAACGGAGAGGAATGGGACCTGACCGACGACACGGGCAAGCCCGTCATCTTTGATGCGGAAAAGAACGTGTATATTCCGGATATCCGGCTCTCGAAAGACAACATACCGTGTGCGGTAATCCCGCTGGGATACTTCGAGAACGACACCATCCGGGCCGTCGTGGATACGGTCTCCCTATAAAAATTCCCTAAAATGAAACCGAAGGATAACGGGCTGGCCAACCTCCACGACGTGAACCGCCGGGAACGGGGTTTCTGTTGCATGAAACTGATCACGTTCCTGGTGGCAGACGGGGTGAAGGACTGGGACGAGTGGCACGGGGAGCATCTCAATGCCGCCCGTGGCGAATGCAAGTACCGGGCACAATGCCACGTGTATGAACAAACCCAAAGCAAAAAACTACCAAATAAAATCACATGATACTCAATATTGTAAAAAACGGCTTGAACAACAGTGAGATCGCAAGACATGTGAAAAATGTCTTTGACCGGGCAGAGGTAAATATCAAAAAGGATTACACGGTATCCGTAGATATTCAGGTGACCGACGAAAACGGACTATACAGCCTGGAGGCATTGAAAGAACTGGAATACCACTTCAGGGATTATGACATCAGAATATGGTAACCGACAAATGCCGGACACTTTCACTCTTTCGACTTTGTCCGTGATGACAACAAAAGTATCATAATGAAGAATAATCATGCTATACAAGCTACTTGAAGACATCCGGCACCTGCTGGAAACAAAAGACTCGCAGACGGCAGCGGAACGGGAAATCCTTGACAGGATACTCCTTGCCCTCCCGCATACACGCCGCAACCGGGATGCGGAGCTGCTGGCGCCGAGCGAGGTGCTGGTACGCATCTGTCCGGATACCGGACACCCGGTACTGGTTTGTCACGACGGCCGGGGGCAATGCTCGTGCCTGCACAACGAGACCGTCGAGGAAGATGCTGTAGACGTGAAGCTGTGGCTCTCGTCCCTCGGTAAGGAGTGTAACGGCAACCGAAAATTGCTGGAAACGGTCGTGGACCTGGCCTACAACGCCGGGGCGGAAAATCTCTGGGAAGGCAGGGATTCCCGGGCCGTCAATGCCGACATCATCCGTTGGGCAGAGGAATTCGAGACGGAACATGCGGATACCGATTGGAATGCGGAAGATTACCTGCTCGCCGTTGACGGCTTTTACAAGGAAAGAATATCGAACATGTAATACTATAAGGATATGATTCAAAATTTTTTAGAAGACAATCAAGTGTCTTGTCCTATGTGCCGGTCAGAGAATATCCGTTATGACTTGCACGAGGGACTTTTCCGTTGTGGCGCATGTTCCCTGACGTGGGACGACAAGCTGTACGTGCTGGTTGAATTTCCCGAGGATGCCTCCTCTTTCGAGGAAAGTGGAACCGGTTACCCCTCGTGGAACAGCGGGGACAACGGCGCACGCTATGTCCCCGAGGAGGAATACATCCGGGTATTCGGTAAATCTCCCAAGCCTGAGAAATGTTACCATGCCGTGTGCTGGCCGGACTCCCAGAAGTATATCGGGAAGGAAGAGTACGAACTCATCCAGGACGAGGACGGGATGCGTGATTTCGGGACGTCCGCATACTGGGTCCCGCTATCACCGATTAAGAAAATGTAAAACCTAAAAAATAGAGACACATGAAAGAAAAAGAGACACCGGTATGCCCCGAATGCGGGGGTACCGACATAGATATTCTGGACGATGAGGGCGTGGCGATTTGTAATGACTGCCATCTCGAATGGCCTTACGTGGAGGATTGAGGATGGAAACGATAGATGTTTATACGGAACGTGGCGACCTGGTCACCTGTTCCAACTGCGGCAAGATAATGCTCCTGCCGTATGGAGCGGACAAATGTCCCGCTTGCAGGAAAGAAGGCTGCCTGGCATGGACGGACGGGAGCTTGCAGGAGGCCGACATCAACTCCCTGCTCGAGAGGCACTGCAACCTGCACCGGAAGAGAGAACTGCAACCGGAAGATTATCTGTCGCTCCCCGTATTGGCAACCGAACATGTTCCATACCTGACAGACAACCCCCAAACCGCCCGTGAAACCCTTTTCCTACTCCTTGAAATCAGTAAACTTTTTGAGGAACACTGGCGCGGCACAGGATGTTTTCAGTCTGAGAACATCTACACGCCCGCCATCAAGGCGCTGCTCGATAAACTGGATGAAAAGCTGAAAACGGGTGACACAATTCCGGTAGAATACCAGGATTGCCGCTCCCTCGGCGAGTTTTTCCGGGTAATCGCCGACAAGCGTTCCGCAAAGGAAGAGGTATTGTTTTCCTCGGATGAGGAAGGAAACTACTATTTCAACGGGCGGAAGATTGCGGTGGAGCAGACATATAAATACGCCTATCGGCTACTGAAGACCAAGATACAGACCAGCAGCCGACGCCCGATAGATTTCTACTTCAGTTATCTGGCCCGTTTCGGCCCGTACGGTACATACGGCAATCCCTTCTACCCGAGTATCACGGATCTGATATGCAGGAGTTACCTGCCAAAAACTACAGAATGAATCCCGGAAAGGCGATGGACGACGGTTCACCGCCTTTCTTATTGTATAACTATTTTAACATCAATCATTATGGCAACAACATTAGCAACCATGACTGCCCCCATGCAGTTCGATTTCCAGAACAACAACGTCGAGGTGATGACGCTCGACACGCTCCGCCGCACGCACAAGGAGAATGACATCTACGGCAACCCCGTCAAGGGTATCTACCACTACGAGGTGATAGAGCGCATGGCGGACATCTGCAAAAAGTACAAACTGAACTACGAGGTGGAGGAAATATTCGCCGCCCAGAACAAGAACAAGGCCCAGCCCGGCGTGGTCGTCCTGCCCCAGGTGGAACAGAAGTTCGGGACGATGGCCGTCGAGGCCCACATCCTGCGACGGGTGTACACGACCATCCGCATCAAAGAGTGGGAAACGGAAGAGCTGACCACCACGCTGGTCGTGGCGTTCCATCAGGACGGCATCCAGGCCGCTATTGGTCCTTGTGTACGGGTGTGCCACAACCAGTGTATCCTCTCCCCGGAGCGCAGCGTATCGAACTACGGAAAAGAGAAGGTCTCCACGGAGGAACTTTTCAACCGTGTGGACGAATGGTTGTCTAACTTCGAGGTACAGATGAACGAGGACAGGGAACGTATCCGCCGGTTGAAGGAGAAGAAAATCACGCCCGTGGAGATGTATGCCTACATCGGCTTGCTGACGGCGTTGAGGGTTTCACATGACAGCTCCGACAAGCGCCTCTCTTCCAAAGTGGAGACCTACCCGTTAAACCAGTCCCAGATTTCCATTTTTACCGAGGATCTGCTCAAACTCGCCCAAGAGAAACAGACACTCACGGCATGGGACATCTACAACGTGGCGACCGAGCTTTATAAACCGGGCAAGACCGACCTGCCGGCGATGATCCCCCAAAACGGGGCGCTGGCCGAGGTACTGCTTTCCCGTTCACTCAACTAAAACATACGACATCATGGCAGAAAGAAAATACAAACGGGCGATGCTCGAAAAGCGTCTCGAACGACTTGAGAAGAGCCTTTACAAGGAGAAGATGCGCCTGCACAGCGTCATCGACAACACGGGTTGGGGAGCCGGAATGCGACGCACGAAATGCACGCCGTCCTTCCGTCGGGAAACGGAACTGCAGGAGAAAATACGGAATGTCAAACAACTCATCGCCATGTGCGGTTCATAAGCCATGACCCGCATCAAAGGACAGCTGACGACAGCCGACTATCTCCCCATAGACACTTTCCGCCAACTGCTCGACGGGCTGGAGAAAGATAAGAAGTACCTGTGGGAAACGTATTGCTGGCTGTCGTTCTGCACGGCATTCCGTGCTTCGGACGTGCGGATGTTGCGATGGAGGGACGTATTGAACCGGCGGGAACTGGTACGGATTGAACAGAAGACAAAAAAGAACCGGCTGGTGAAATTCAACAATGAGGTACAGGAGAAAACACGGCATTTGTACGAGTCGCAGGGTTGCCCGGATGTGGACGGTTATATTTTTAAGAACCCGCGAACCGGCAGACCATATTCCCTGGAATATATCAACCGCCTGCTAAAAGTGTTCCGTTTCAGGTATAAGCTCCCTATCCGGGCATTCTCCACGCATACCTTCCGGAAGACCTTCGGAAGATACGTTTACGAGTTGTCGGGACGTACGGCCGAAGGCCTGATCCTGCTCAACCAGATCTTCCGGCACTCCAACCTGGAAACCACACGCCGGTACATCGGACTGGCGCAGGAGGACATCGACAAGGTGTTCGACTCCATACGTCTGTGACAACATTTCCGGGAATGATACACGGTTTCACGTCAAGCATAACCGGGTATCGGCCAAGAGATTCCTGTAAATTACAACTTTCAAGCCGGGCTGTCAATCGAAAGAAGGATGGTTCGGCTATACTTTAACAGCAAGACATAATCGCATCATGAGCATACAAATCGGAAAATTGTTGCCGGACGGCAGTGTCCGGCATATCAAAGCGTTACACGAGACGCTTTCGAAAGACCTGGTGAGGAAACTCCGGGTGTTCTATCCCAACGAAAAACGGGTGGACGCGCTGCTGTCACTCGGAGATATACATGTACTGGGGCCTTCCCCTTACGGAAAATGGGTGGGATACGGTGATGCAGTCCACTGTTTCTCCAAAATCCGTGACGGACGGGAACAACCACGGCAATTCCCGGCACGCCGTGCGGACAACACCGATATTTTCAGCCGCATGGCAGACACGTGTCTTCTGTTCGCCGGCGGCAAATGGAATGTCATGGTCGGGGATGAATGTCGGAAAATATCTTCTTACGACGGGGATGTGCCTTCCCATGACAGCATGGGACCGGTCTCGGTGTACGTCAACAACCATGCCCGGCTCGAAAAGATACATACACCCCGGCACTGGCAGGGACTTCAGGAACTCGCCGAACAGGAATCCTGTATTCTCTACGTCTACCGGGGGTGCCGCCTCGTGAAAATCATCCGTTCGTCCAACCTTAAAAAGAAACTGTATGTTACACGATAATATCGTATCAGCCATAGAATGGCTGCCCGAACACCTGTTCACGGAAGAGATCGTGGAAGCGGCCGTCGAGAGCAAGGAAATCGAGGTGCTGAGTTATATTCCGGGACGCTTCCTCACCTCCGAACGGATAGAACGTATCATAGCGGACAGTAAAGAGAGCTGGCACAGCTTTGAACTGCGCAACATCCCGGAAGAATACCGTTCGCAAGCCGTTTGTGATTACGCCATGCGTAAGAGCACGAAAAACATTGCCGCCGTCCCCGAGGCGATGATTACCCGCGAAATGGCAGAGGCAGTCATCCGAAACGGACGGGGCAATTTCGACATTCTCGCCTGCATCCCCGAACGTCTCTGGGATGCGCGGCTGGCATACTTGGCCCTGCACAACTATATTTACGAACCGTATTATACAGCAAAAGGGTCGGATTCCATTATGATAACGGAACTCATCTTGGGATATGTTCCCGGTGCGGTCAAGACCCGGGAATTCTATTACGGGATGCTTGATGAGACGAAGATATTGAGCACGATTACCGATGCCGTCGTACCGTCCCGATTCAAGACCAAAGCGTACTATTGCAAGATGGCAGAACACGACCTGTCACTCGTTCCGGCAGAATGCTATTCCTATGAAATTCTCCATGCGGCCGTCTGCTCTGCGGATAGCAAGAACTTTATCACCGACCCGAAGTTCTACAAGCCGTTGTTGGTATATCTGGATGATATGCTGGCAGACCGGTTGGTAGAGAAACACCCTTATATGTTCAGGGATCTACCGCAACCGTTCAGGACATCAAAAAGATTGCTTATCGCCATCGAAAACAGCAACCGGGAAACGAACTGCTACATCGATGAAGATACGGAGAAGCACCTGCTCACGACAGAGGTCTGCAAGGCCTTCGTCCGAAGAAACGGCAATTGCCCCCAATTCCCCTCAAAAGTGTGGACGCAGAAGTTTGTCGATTACTGTATGGAGTATGGGACATCGTTCCGCTGGTATCGCCAGATGCCGCGAGAGTTCCAGACCCCGACGAACACGCGGGCAGCCTATGATTACAGCCATTATCATATTTGTGACTTCGCCAAACGCTTTATTACCCCGCAAATGGCGAAGGAATGCTACAGGGAGGACAGCTATAAGCATGTCATCCCCCGACATTTCCTCACGGAGTTCTGCCGGCAGACGGGGCTGTCCGAGAAGTTCTACGGCGGGGAGACCTCGATATTGTCTTTGAAGAATGACCGCAACGACTATACTTATTGCAAAATCGGAAACACTTATCTGGCCCTTTATCTGAAAAAACAATACGATCCATCATCGGCGCGCCTGATGATGACAAGGACAGATTCGAGATACTGCACACCGGGAAAAGTGTTCGATGTCCCGGTCGGAACGTTCCACCGTACATGGCTGGAGAAAATCGTGGCGGAGAACGATCCCTTGTTCGTGAAGCCACGTGTAGACAAGTCGCTGAAAGCCGTACAGGCGATCTGTTATTACGGTGTCGAGAAACTGAAGGACCTGAACCGCACGGAAATTTTCCGCAACACGTTCATGGGTGAGACCATCGGATACTGTGCACGCCGCAGAGACCTGACCTATCATTGTGAGAACTGCGAGGCACTGATCGAGGGGCTGAAATACAAAATCCGGGGCATGGCCGTTCCCGTGACGCCGGCGGAGGATATGACGCTCTACACCGCCGATATGCTGCACCGGAAATTCGGGTTCTGCTATACAGGCATGACGGCATTCGCCACGGACTACGGACTGGATATGGAAAAAGCATACAGTCCGGCACAAATGCGTCAGATCGTGCAGGAAAAAGGCCGCAAACCTTCATTGAGGAGTTATCAGCGTGAATTGAAACGAATAAACATTATCTGATATGAAAAAGTATAAAATAGCCATAGAAGAGACCCTGCGCAGGGTCGTGGGGGTTGAGGCGGAAACGCCGGGACTGGCTGTCAGCAAGGTGGAGGACGAGTACAACGAAGAGATACACGTGCTCTCGGCCGATGATTTCATCGGAACCGACATCGCGCTTGCACAGGAGGATGAGGAGGTGAAACATGCCCTGGATGACAGGGATTTTACCGGATACGTGGAAAAACGGTTTAAAGAGCATGAAGAGTTCATATCCATCGAGGACAAAATCCGGCTGGCGTTCGGAAGTTTCGACAACGCCCTGTATGAGTTTGGAGAACACCGCAAAGAGTCGGAACGGAACCGCCCTAAAGTCTACCTGCTGTACCGGAGCGACGCCTGGCACAGCCGCTCTTCCATGGAGCTTGTCGCCCCGTTCTCCTCGTTCGAGAACATGATGGAGTACCTGCGTCGCAAGAAGAAGGAGTTTCACTTGACGACAAGCGATCTGGAAGAGTTCGGGAACAACCGCCAGACGCAGGGACGGGATGAAAACTACCTGTACGAATCGGATTACCTTGACGTATTGCCGGAACCGGAACCCGAACGGGCGCCAAGAGAACAAGCCTTCTACGACAAGATTTTCGTCTGCGGTAAATCCGAATTGTCCCGTGGGGAACTGGAATCCCTGCCGGTTCCCTTTGATACCTACGATGTAACGGACGGGCAGATGGAGGAGATTATGCAGGAAACGGAACAGGAAACCCGGAACCGCCTAAGACTGGGTGAAAACGAATCCGTCGACCCGGAGAATGACCGCCACAGTGAAGTATGGTGGGAGGAGATGGAGAAAACGGTGGTAAGGCATGGAGTGCCATACCACGAGGACGAATAACGAAAATAAAAATTGTTCATCACACGCCATAATGATGACCGACCGTCGCGGCTACGGCTGCGGCGGTCTTTTTTAATAACAAGGAGGTGAATACTTCACTCCTTTTACTACTGACAACGCTAATCTTAAGATAAAATAAGAAAATGATAGAAATAGGCAACAAGACAGAAACGCCGGAAGGCGTGTTCTACGAACTGGAATACGGAGGGGAAGGAAACATCTACAAGAACGAGGATGCCTTTCTCAACCGCCCCGACGAGGTCTGCTATGTCCCCGAATATGCGGCGGAAGACTACGAGAACTGGCAGATTCCGCAAACCGGGGACTGCTACACACACAATTCGCTGCTCGAATTGTGCAAGGGCGATGAGGAGGTGTGTCAGAACCTCTTCTACAGTCTGGAATGGACTTATCCCGAGACCTTGCTGGACGAATGGGAATCGAACGGCTATTTCGATGAAACCGAAGACTGGTATGACGATTAAGATAGGACGAAAGGTATGGAAAAATATAAAATAGTACTGACCGGGCCGACCGGAAGCAAAGCTCCGAACTACATCCTAAGTCTGAGGATGCATGTGAAATCGTATTTCTCCCAAGCCTACGACAAGGAAGAATTCGACCACGTGCTTCACTGCATCAGCTCGTTCATCGATGATTTTTCCTTCAAGGTACGTAACATCCGGTATCGGGGCGACATCCTGAAAAGGACCATCCGGGACGACTGCCTGAAAGTATTCAATTTGGGTGACGAGAAGGTGATACTGACCGTCTCCTTTACCCCTCTGGAAACATAAAACCAAGAATATGACAAATATGAACAAGACAACAAGAATGGAACCGGGCAAAGTCCCAGACAAAATGGACGCCGACGAACTGCACCTGTTCGCCGTCGAGTACGCGTTTATCGACGGGCGGCTGCACGAGGCCGAGCAAGCCATGCTGAAATTCATGCTTGGATTCCTGGAACGATACGGCCGCGTATCTCTCGGCCGCACGGAAGAGGAGGAACCCGATGACAGCAAGTTCCCAGTCACGATAACCCTGTACGGGGAGCACGACACGCCCCGCATCAAGCTCACCGATGTCTACCTGACGGATGACGGGAAATACCTCCATGCCGACGGGATAGATGCCGGGACCGGGGAGAAACGGACCGGGTTCTATATCTACCGCGAGCAATACGCCGATGCCTTCCGGTTTATCGGCCATGCATCGGCCATGAATTGACAAGAGAAAGGACAACGATTATAAAAACGGAACATTACATGAACAGTATCAAAGATTTACAGAAGGCTGTCCGCAACATCCTCGTGAACAACGGCCTTACGGAACTCTCCCTGGAAGATACCGGGGAACTGGAAGATCCCACCTATATCATCTGGTTCGACAACGACTGCCAGCCTTACGAGGATCCCGTGTTGAAAGTCTGTATCGAAGAAACCGGAATCGCCGTCGAACTCGATGCCCGGAATTTCGGAAATACGGTGACAGTATACGATTATGACATCGATCGCAACGAGTGGTGGGAAGGTATCCGTGCCAACCTGCTGGAAGTGCTCGAACGGGACGGCCGGCGCCGCTGTCCGGCCTGCGGCAGGCCGCTCAAGGGAAACCGGCGGTATTGCAGCGACGAATGCCGCAAGCTCATAGTGCCTGAACCGACAACGGAGCAGGTCGTGAAGAAAGCGAACCGGAACATCCGACGGCTGGCAGCTTTGGCCGCCGGAAAGGACAAGGCGTATAAAAAGAGACTGATAGAGAAATATACCGTCGGTCTGTCACAGGCCGGCTTTGTGACACTTAAAAAAGTATGATAGAATGGCAACAAGAACCGTTTACCTGACCGTGCGCCTCGATATCGACAACCCACAAGTCGGGGAAATCACGGACGAAGACATCGACGTAATCGTCAGCGAGGTGGATTATGAATTCAAAAACTACGGTGACTATGCAATCGACACGGAAATCTGCGGTCGCAATGACGAGGACGGTCTTTAGAAAATACCCCGACGGGCAGGTCATCGCCCTGTTCCCGGATATCCCGTGGAGCGGGCGACGGGGTGAGGTCACCTCCTACATGCACCTCGGTCAGCACGGTGCGGCCGACTACTGCCACGTGGTTGCCACGACCAAACCGGCGACGGAGGGTGAGTACGGCGACCTACTGGCAGAACTGAGCCAAGCCGGCTATGACAATATAAGAATTGTAAAACGAGCAAAAATTCAGAACTATGACGGAAGATGACCAAAGAACAGTGCTTGACAACCATTATGAGGGTTGTCTTGATTTCCGGAAAAAACAGGGCAAGGACGAGATTACGGCCATGGGGCCGGCCCTGCGTGAACTAAAGAATGTCACGACCAATCCTTTGTCTCCGCATGGCGAGCCGCTTGACCCGGCCATCATCGCCGAAACGGCAGGCAAATACCGTGAAAGGTTGAACGAGGCCATGGCGGCGACATTTGACCCCGACGATGAGAATGTCCGCCGTTGTGACCACTGCGGCAAGCCCATGAAAGAAGGTTATTACCTCGGTGGGGAGTACGCCTGCTGCGACGAGTGTGCGCTCGCCCTTTACAATGGGGACAAGGAGCAGATGGAAGAGGACCTGAGCCATGCCCAGGAAGAGGACGGCGAGTGCTATTGGACCGAATGGGAGTCCTTTTACTTCGATTAGTGTCAAGGGTCAGGACGACAAGACAATCAGAAAAAAGTATGATGAAGAAGAATTATAAAATCAAGACCATTCTCGAATCCCTGAAAGAAGAGGTCGAGAACGGGAAAATATCCCTCCGGAAAGCCGCCGTTGAGCTTCATAAAGCCGGCTGGACGAATTTCATCGACATCGATGCCACGAGAAACCTGTTGAAGCTCCGGCAACCGGGCAAAACCCGGAATGCAACGGGGAGCGGAAACGACCCGGGATTTTCCGACATGATGGAAAAATACCACGAGATGAAAGCGGCGCACCCGGACGCCCTGTACATTTTTCGGGACGGGGAATCTTGTGAACTGTACGAGGACGATGCCATCTCCGCTTCCGGTATGCTGGGTATCGCCATTACCGAATGCGCCGACGGGCAAGGGAAAAGCGTCAGGACGCTGCGGTTTCCCTTCCGGGAACTGGGCGTGTATCTCTCCAAGCTGGTACGAGCCGATAAACGGGTGGCCCTCTGCGAACGAGTCAAACCGGTCCGGTCAAACGAACCTGATAACCATTAGTAAAAAACATTCAAAAACCAAAGACAGATGATAAAGATAACCATGATTTTCGGCGAGGACGCCGTGAGAAAATACGACGAGAGTAAAGAACTGCCTTCCCGGGAATGGCTGGCGGACAACGGGGGTGTCGTGGACGAGAAAGAGTTCGAAACCGAGGCGGAGTACCATGCCTACATCGCCGGACTGAACGACGGCGACGGGTGGACGGACTACCAGATCATACGTCACCCGGATAAGACGGAAGAGACGGACACCTCGTGCGGGGAGTCGGTCTGGATGCGGGCCGGAATAACTGTTCAAGGCAGCAGGAAGGAGATCGAAAAAATCCTGACCGGTGATGCCGGGACCCTTCAGACCCTGCTTGAAGCCGGCAGTTACGAATTTGACGGCGAAACCTATATCCCCATGACCATCATGGAGCAATACAACAAAAAGCACGATACGGATTTCGAAGAGGATGAGATTGAGTTTCATCTCTGTATCGATAAGAGGTTGTCGGGACAGCATCTCAATGCCCATTTGCGGAATCTTACGGACCGGTTTGTTACGGAACTGAGCCGCCTGCCGCTCAGACCGGACGGATGGCTGCCGCATATCGTCTATGTCGAGGAGGAAGGCGACTATCCGGTCTACACGATGTACAAACTGGAGGAAATCCGTGAGGACGGCTCCTGCGTGCTCTTCAACCCGGAAACCGGTGAACGGTTCAACGACCGCCATCTCTACGAGATCAACATCGACTGGCTCGATACTGTATTGGAGCGATATTACGAATACTGTCCGGAACAGAAAATAAAAGACGAACGTCATGCCTTACAGGAGTGAGAAAATCCTGATCTGCGGGACGCGATACGACCGCAGGCAGAAACTGACACCCGAACAGCGGGCGGAGATATTCCATCGCTATCACACCGGGAGGGTCAGCCAGCGACAATTGGCTCGGCAATACGGGGTAAGCCGCCGTCTGATCACGTTTATCATCGATCCCGAAAAGATGGAGACGGCAAACGAGGAACTGAAACGGCGTAAGGCCAAAGGACTGTATAAGCCGGACAAACAGAAGTGGGCGGCGACAGTTCGGGAACACCGCCGATACAAACAACAACTTTACAAACAAGGACAAATAGAATGATGAACACCAAAGAAGAATTATTCGCGGAAGAGTTCGAAACAATGACCGTCAACGACTCGCCGGTATTGTTTACTCCGCTTAGAATCAACAGACAAATACTCCCTGACGGGCTGTTCGCCTACGACATCCGCGAGTCGGACGACGGCGACAGGCCGGCCACCGTCGAGCCTGTTGTCACGGTAAATCACGGCGGCACCATTATTTCCCGCGAGGAGTTCCCGATGGGGGACCGGGGTGGTGTGGAGATCGAAGACTACAACTTCGAGGGAGACCCGATGACCCTGAAAGAATGGCTTGAAGAGAACGCTTAAATTTTATACGGATATGGACATTCAAAAACTGACAGAGAATTATCGGAAACGCTTCAATGACTTCTACGGGCAAGCGGAAGCTGCAGAAGAAGATTCCGGCAGGAAGAAAAAGAAGACGCAACCCAAACGGCCGAATTTCCTCGCCGAAGTCATCCGGCCGGTGCTGGATGCGCTGGTGGACCTTCTGCCCGGGTACGGGTTCTCCAAGACCACGGACAAATACGCCATGTACGGGGACTATTACCGTATCAAGGCGGGCATCGTCCTCATAGGCGGTTTTTCCGTGGATGAGGATTTCGGGCTGGTTTTCACGCCGCTGTTTCATGGAAAACCATGTGGGCAGCAACAGAAAATAACCGACTCACGGCAGCTTGTCGACGTGCTGCGAAAGGAGTTTGAAAAAAGGGAGGTAAAGATGAAAACGATGTAGAATTATGTGAATAAAGAGGATTTTATGCCGTAAATATCATATATTTGTATACAATGACACCTGTATATGTTATTCAGACTGAAATCCCCGGTATTGAAGCGGGTAGGAACACTCCGGATGTTTGGCTGTCATAATAAACCTCATATATCATGAAAAAAGAATCTTTAATCAAATGTGGTTATGAACAGATGAAAGAGAGGTACGGAACGGATACCTTGATTCTCTTTCATGTAGGTGAAACTTATGAGGCGTACTACGACGATGCCCGAACTGTCGCCCGGACAACCGGCGTGCCGCCATTCAATATCGCCGCGGGGAAGATTCCTGCCGTCAGGATTCCCGAAGCGGATATGGAAACATGTCGTAACCGGCTGCTGGATGCAGGATACACGGTCTGCGTGTCCGATGTCCGGGGTGCATCCGGTCGCCACATGATAAGAATCGATGAGTGATTTTGGAAGAAAAGCCGACGAGTTCACGCTCGTCGCGGCGGCGATAGGCCCGTGGGCATTCATCGTCGCCATGGTTATTATTGTCGGTCTGGTAAAGGGGTGTCTGCCCGACAAGACAGACCCGATGGACAATAGCGTGATCAAGGCCCGGGAGATTCTCGAACACATCATGGTTCGGGACAGCACAGGTAACGGGTTCAGGGTGGTTTATGTGACCAAAGATCCGGTGACAGGTGAACGTTTCCGGGAAATCCGTTCGAGACAGCACATCCGTGAGGGGTTTGACCGATTGAAAGAAGAGGCACCGGGACACTTCGGCGGGAGCCTTCTGGAAACGGATATTTGCGATTTCGCCCTCTATGCCTACCGCTTTCATATCGATGACGATATCTGCATACACAACATCTTCGTGGCGGGAAAGCAGAAGATGGAGTTTTATTTCCGTCCCAATCCCGACCTCGAAAACTGTGCCACGTGGATAAACTACAACACCGAACAGGGTAACCAGTACCTGAACGAGCAGGACATCAATGTCTATATACCCAACGGCGGGCGGCGTTACCGTTACTGGAAGTGCCGCTACCTGTTGCAAGTCTCTGAAACAGACGAACGTTTCAGCCATTTTACGGAGGAGGAAAGGTTGTTCTGAGGACAGCCTTTTCTCTGTATATTTCGGATGTAAACAGCTGAAAATTAAAGAAAAAAACCTTTTGTCGACACATAGAATTGTCGTATATTTGCACTCAGAGGAATTGACTGATTAAACCAGATTGTTAATTGAAACGTAATAGATTGAATATGAAGATAACGTGATATGACATCAGAAAAATCGCAAATCAAGTTTGCGAAGTCGGAGCGCACGGGCGAGCTCATCGGGTTCGTCTCACGGCACTCCAAAACACGTCAATTGAAAGGAGTCAGGGAAGACTCGAGATTCGGCAAGCAGATTTGTGTCCTCTCGGAAGACTTGAAAGGGACAATCGAGCCAAATGTTCTTTATTCGGTAGAACTGAAGCCCATGCACAAGGCAAAGGGATACGTGGTAGTTGCCGCCACACCGGTTCAGTTCACGGCAAGGGTGGAGAGCATAATCGTTCCCAAGGCATTGTACAAGGTTACAGTGACATTCGGCAACAAAACCGTATTCTTCGACCCGAAAGACGGTAAAAGTGCCATGAGCAAGACTATCGAAGGCGTCTTGTCCATTTTGCGGGAACGTAAGGACATCCGCAATCTGGAAGGTGTTATCGACGATTTTACCCGGCAGGCACGGACGTTGGTACGCCGGTTCGGCATGGACGGGTTTATCTATGCGGGGGGTAACGGACATTCGGGAGGAGACAGATGAAACGGCCGGTATCGGGTATCGCAACCGACGGGGCTCATTCTGCAAAGGAGAGATTGACACGCTTTCGGGCTGTCGATCTCTTTTCGGGAAAGGAGCTGCTATGCGAATCTGTAGGCAACTGGACGAACAACATCGGGGAGTTTCTCGGCATCATCGCTGCCGTCAAATACATTCTTGAACATCCCGAAGCTCCGCGAATTATTTACTCCGACAGCATCACGGCTGTCACATGGTATCAAAACCGCCGGACAGCTTCCTCCCGCCATTGTCCGGCGCTGTTGAAAGCGGAAATATTTCTCAAGGCTATGGAAGAGAGAATCAAGGACATCCGTGTTGAACATTGGGACAACCGGCAGTGGGGTGAAATCCCGGCCGATTTTGGAAACAAAAAATAAATAATAATCAAGGTATGGCTAAATTGAAATCTCAGGCTCAAAAATTTGTCGAGCTCAAGGAGGAGGATTACCTTCGGCTTATCGAAAACACCATAAAAATGGAAGCCCTGAAAATCGCAGGTATTGAAAAGATGCCCATTTATAAAGCTATGGAACATATCCTCGAACACGAGCATATTGACCTGCTCATCAAACCCGTTTCAAGGAAATATTCCTGA